GCTCGTAAGACAGACAAAAAGGAAAGCAAGAAACAACCTGGCTATCCTAATGTAATCAAAAGGGTATACGATGAAAATTAATCAGTTCATACAAGAGGCAGATAAACAAGAAAAGATCAAAGGGTTTGATGCAAAGACTGCCCAATTTATGGCTGACTTGAGACTGCGTTATCCAAATGCTCCTGACGCATTGAGTGCACTAGTTAAAGCAGTGCAACAATTAAGAGATGCAAGTTGGGGCAAGGATAAAGAACACAGTGCTGAAATTACAAAAAATGGCAAGACTATAGACGAACTAGAAGATATCATTGATGAATTAGAACTGCGGATTGCAGGTATGGAAATAGATGATGAGGAAAATGACATGCGAGAGCGTCAACTTACACCAGGTGAAAAGCGTAGCCGTGAAGCTAACGTTAAAAAATTAAAGAAGCATAAAGGTGACTTTGAAAAGCGGTACGGAAAAGACGCTGAAAGTGTTATGTATGCTGTTGCAACCAAACGTGCTAAAGGCGAAAGTGTTAATGAAGCACATCAGATTAACTGGCCATATGAAGATATGGAAGACCACGCATACAATGCTATTCGTCACGGCATGCACGCCTATGATGCTTTTGGCCATGTGTATAGCATGGCAAAGGATACATACCAACGTGATTGGCTACAAGACAACAAAGACGATATCATTAAGATGTTTGCAAGCTATGGTCTACAAACTGAATCAGCAGAAAAACGTTGGAAGCAAACTAGCATGTCTCCAGAAGCGGCGGCTAAAGAGTTCGGTAAAGAGAATGTACGAGTCAAAAAAGGCGCACTACGTAACGGCGATGACATGGTAGAAGTTTTTGTCGAAGGATATTACGAACTTCCTCCAATTGACCGTGACCGTTACCAAAAGCGTGATGGATTAGAGGGACCAATCCCAACACGCAGTGGCAAAGTAGTTTATTATGATGAGAAAGAAGGCATGTATTATGATCCAGATACGGATATGTACATTAGTTACGATGACTTTAGAAAGTTAGACCAAGAAAACATGCATAAGGTAGATAAAATGAAACAAGAAAGTAAATCTAATAACAAGGATCAGCTATCTGAAGGCGTGCTTGATGATACTGACGAAGATGGATGGATGGCAAAAAGCCAACTGTACAAAATGGCAAAGTATGCTATTAAATTACATGCAATGATTCAAGACACTGATAACCTTGAACCATGGATTCAAGCAAAAATCACTCGTGCAAGTGAAGATATGAGCAGTGTTAAGCACTATTTAGAGTATCAAGAAATGAATCCACATCATCAAGAAATGCCAGCACAGGGCCCAGTTGAAGAAGATATGGACGATGTTGACGAACACAAGCAACTTGCAATGCATTTGAATCAAATGGCAATGCAGGATGATGCTGATGATGGTATGGATGCTGATTACTTCCGTGATATTGCACGTGCCGTAATGGGGCATGACATCAAAGAAATCCGTGCAGCAATTTTAGATGGTGACACTGAACCACGTGAGCGTGTACTTGACCATATTAACAAAATGCACCCTGGTATTATGAAGGAAATCTTCCCAAGAGATACTCGTAATCCAGGCGGATATTTGGCAACAATGCGTGAAGCTGATGAGCGTCATTATATGTGCGTACATGCTAAAAAAGGCACTATGAAATGCACAGCAAGCTCAAGTTATGAAGCAGCTAAAAAAGCTGCGGCACAGTGGAAGATGAATTCAACAGCAGGTATTGATGCACATCTTATGGATGAACCTAAAACTGCTACAGAAGGCCACAGCCCACACAAAAAAGGCACTGCTAAGTATAAAAAGCACATGGCAGCAATGCATGCCGAAAGTGCAGAACAGCAACTTGAAAAACAAGCAATTGACTTCTTTACAAGTATTAAAAGTAAAATTAATACCACAGGGAAAAAATAATGCGATTACACCAACTTACAGAAGCAAAAGATTGGACAGATAAACGTAACTGGCCAATTGGATTAATGGTCAAACATCCTAAACCTGAAATTACACAGTGGTATAGATGGGATGGTCAACAGTGGATTTCTAAAGGCGCTGGGTATCCTGTAAGTGAACTAGACCCTGAAATTGAGCCAGCTCTTGACAAAGCGGGCGCATATGAAGCAGAGCGTTTAAAGGGTATGCCTTTTGACGAATCGGCGGCACTAACAGAAGAACAATTTGACGAAGCAGCAGGTAAAAAAGATGCTTGCTATCACAAAGTTAAGGCTCGTTACAAAGTATGGCCCAGTGCATATGCAAGTGGCGCATTAGTAAAGTGTCGTAAAGTAGGTGCTAAAAACTGGGGTAATAGTAAAAAATGAATAACAAATTCAGTATAGGTGTGGTTATTGCAATTGTACTACAGGTCAGTGCATTTGTATGGTGGACAGCACAACAAGCACAAACAATAGAAACACTCAAAGCAGAAGTCGAAACACTAACTTCCGAAATGACAATAGCAAGACAAATCAATAAAGAACGTGACCTTGAAGATATGAAAGAAATTTTAGCAACCCATGAGCAATGGATTACTGAAAACTACGAAGATATCGAAGCACTAATTGACTTTGCTAAGTTTACGGAAAATCGTTGGGCTAACGAATACACTAGCGATAATACATATCAAAGACATTGGGGCACAAAGGCACCAGAGTAAAAAGAAATGAAAATAAATGATATCACAACAGAAGACCTACGTGCGTGGTTTGGTAAAGGTAAAAAAGGCGGTGCTGGTGGCGGCGGCTGGGACCGTTACAATACCAAAGGCGAGCGTATAGGTAAATGTGGTGATAGTAAACCTGGCGAGGGTAAACCCAAATGCTTGAGCAAAAGTGCAGCCGCTAAATTGCGTAATGCAGACAAAGATAATGACGGCAAAAAAGATGGAAAAGCGGGAATTGCCCGTGCAGTTAAGCGTAAAAAATCCAAAGACCCTAACCCTGAGCGTAAGGGCAAAGCCAAGAACGTCAGTAACTGATACAGGGTCAGCGCATGGACGATTATCAAGTATGGCTTAAACATCCGTCAATGCGACACATATACAATAAATTAGATCTAAGCCTTAAATTAGGTTATAACGCCGGTCCAGCCGGCGTTCCTGTTCCTGTAACAGGAGAATATGTAGTACGTCCTATTATTAATTTAAGTGGTATGGGCGCAACTGCATATATTACAGAATTAAAAGCAAACCAAGATCATGATGTACCGCCAGGATATTTTTGGTGTGAACGCTTTATTGGTGATCACATAAGCATAAATTACAATTGGCGCAGGGGTGAACTCATACCAATAAATGCAGCACAAGGCTGGAATAGCAGTGTTGAACTTTATAGATTTAGTAAATGGAAACTACTGGAAGAAATACCAGACTACAATATACCAGACTGGATTAGTTGCACGATGGAGGCACACCACATAAACATTGAGTTTATAGATGGTAAGATTATTGAAATACACGGACGTCATGGTTTTGACTTTCCATTTAACAGTACAGAAATTATTCCAGTATTTGAAGATACACAAATGGATCAGCACATGATGTACGAAAACAGCAAGTACACTTTCTATGAAAGTTATGAGGATGCTGATAAAACAATGCAAAATCCACGCATTGGGTTTTACTACAGATAAATAACTACATACATAAAAGGGGTATAGCCATGAGTTTTGAATTCGACTTCAATGAAGATCAAGTAAGAGAACTTTTAAAAGGCAACCACGAAGCAGATGAATGGTTTGAGGCTATGGAAGAGATTCTTCCATATTATGAAATTAACACTGTAAACCGGGTTGCTGGATTTATTGCACAGTGTGCACACGAAAGTAATAACTTCCGTATTACAGAGGAAAATCTAAATTACAGTGCTAAAGGACTTAACGCTGTATTTCCCAAGTACTTTGTAAAAGCAGGCAGAAATGCACAAGAGTACCACAGACAACCAGAAAAGATTGCAAACGTAGTATATGCTAACCGCATGGATAATGGCGATACTGCTAGCGGCGATGGCTGGAGATTCCGTGGTCGTGGTGTTATTCAGTTGACAGGACGCCATAATTATACTAAATTTGGTGAAAGTTTAAGTTTATCACCTGAGCAAGCAATCAAATACCTAAAAAGTAAAAAAGGTGCACTGGAGAGTGCATGCTGGTTCTGGGATACAAACAATATCAACAAGTATGCTGACAAGCAAGATGTTGTTGGTATGACAAAGCGTATCAACGGTGGTACAATTGGTTTAGAAGATCGTAAAAAGCACTATGCACATGCACTTGAAGTACTAGGCGGACATTGGGAGCCACCAGCAGTTGTACACAGTACAGTAAGACGTGGCAGCAAAGGTGATACAGTTGTAGCAGTACAACGTGCACTGGGCGTTACTGCTGACGGAGATTTTGGACCAGGTACAGAAGCAAGTGTTAAAGATTGGCAAAGACGCAATGGATTAATTCCTGATGGTGTAGTTGGTCCAGCAACACTACGAGCAATGGGTATTACCTAATGCATTGTCAAAATTGTGGTAAACCAAGTCATTGCGGTACTCCGTTACATGAGGAATACCGTGATGTATACGATAACAGACGTGGCGTAATTAAAGTATGTGATCATTGTAGATGTGATCAGTGTACTAAGGAAAAATAAAGAGGAGACCAATATGTGGGAAATGGTTGAAAGAATGGCCAGTGACAGGCTTTGGATTTATACAGCATTAGCTGGCAGTGCTTTTGGTGCTATTTTTGTAGCTTATATGAGCACAACACGTATTGGTCTCTGGACCTATGCACAGATTGATAGATTTGTTGATTATCTAGTAGAGCGTTGGGGACTTACTTGGTTGGAACAACCAGAAGATGCTTGGCGTCAAAAATATCCTAAAATCACTAAAAAGATTGATGATATTGAAGCTAGATTAGACAAGTTAGAAAAGTAAGGAGTACAATATGGATATCAGTCATTATATCAAAATGCTTAAACAACATGAAGCAGATAGAACATCAACTAATGACAGGAATACATATTGGAGGAATTACAAACAAAAAGGAGAGCAAAATGAGAAAATGGATTAATGCCAGATTAAGTGAACGCACAACACTAGACGGCGCAGTGTTAATTGGCGCAGGTGTTGCGTTTTTAATCTTTAAACCAATTGCAAGCCTAGTAGCATATGGCGCAATTGCATACGGTGCTTGGACACTATTTAAAAAGGAAAAATAAATGGCTAAATCATGGGCTCAAAAGAAAAAAGAAAACCTGAAGCAATCGAGCAAGTATGGTGAAAAAGGAAAATAAGTTGTTGACATTTGGTCCAGATCCCATTATTATATGACTATTATATAACAATGAACTGGAGTAACATCAACTATGACTACATTTACTGATGCGGATATTAATAAACTAAAACAACTCATCAACGAGGGCATTCAAGTAAAAAGTGAAATGGAAGCATTGCGTGACGGTCTTAAAGACACAGTAGCAGCAATTGCTGAAGAAATGGACATTAAACCTGCGGTACTCAACAAAGCAATTACAATTGCATATAAAGCAGAGTTTAGTAAAAAACGAGAAGAATTTGATGAATTGGAAACAATTCTCGAATCTGTTGGACGTAATTTGTGATAACAAAAATCGTAAACTTTTGGTGGCACAGTTGGGAGACTGATCGTAAGGCATTTGTTGCTGAACTGATTAGTTTTGTCCTGACTGTTGGCGCCAGCTTAACGTTAGCGGTAACTGCTGACCAGCCAGATATGCGTATTGTATATCCTGGCTTTTTTCTAGGAAGTATTGCAGGACTATATGGCTATTACAGGCGCAAATTAGCGTGGCCAATGATGTTGACATTTTACTTTCTTTTTGTTAATGTATTTGGATTCGGAGTAGCAATGTTATGGTGGTAGATTATTATACACTACACTGGAGCGATGTGGTTGGTCAATGCGGTATGTTATTGCTTGTTGGAACTTTTTGGATGCTACAAACAGATCGTATAGATGCAAAAGGCTTCTGGTATAGTTTTAACAACCTAATTGTTGCTATACTGTTGGGTATTAATTTGTACTATAAACCTGTTATTGCAAACATTACATTAGAAATATTTTGGGCCACTATGAGTATGTGGGGCCTATATAAATGGCACAAGGCTAAAGAAGAATGAGTTATGTAGACGGTATCATTGATAGAGATCGTGACATTATTAATATTGTAGAGCGTAAGGATGGCAAGCGTAAGTACTTACAATATCCTGCACGTTATGTATTTTACTATCCAGATCCACGTGGCAAATTTAAAAGTATCTGGGGGGAGCCGTTAGAGCGTGTAGTATGCACGAACGGCAAAGCATTTAACCGTGAAAAGAAAATACACAGTCAAAAGCAATTGTTTGAAAGTGATATGAATCCAGTGTTCCGTTGTTTGGCGGAGAACTATCTGGAAGCAGATGCGCCTGAACTAAACATTGCTTTTTTCGATATTGAAGTTGACTTTAACAAAGACTTGGGCTTTGCAGATCCTAGTGATCCGTTTAATCCAGTTACAGCAATCGCAGTACATTTAAATTGGTTAGGGCGTACAATTTGTTTAGCGATAGCACCTAAAACACTTAATCAAGAGCAAGCACAAAAGATTGTAGACAAGTTTCCAGATACACTGCTTATGGAAAGTGAAGAAGATTTGCTAGGTACATTCCTAGATCTTATTGACGATGCAGATGTAATGACTGGTTGGAACAGTGAAGGCTTTGATATTCCCTACATGGTTAATCGTGTTGCTAGAGTGCTTGGTAAAGAGCATACTAGACGCTTCTGTTTATGGAACAAATATCCCAAGCGGCGTGAATACATCAGTTATGGTAAAACACAAGAGACTTTTGATACAGTAGGGCGTGTGCACTTGGATTACTTGCAACTGTATCGTAAGTATACATATCATGAAATGCACAGCTACAGTTTGGATGCCATTGGCGAATATGAACTGGGCGAAACAAAAGTTGACTATGAAGGTACACTGGATCAGTTATACAACAATGACTTTGAAAAGTTTATTGGTTATAACAGACAAGACGTTGATCTACTTGTAAAACTAGACAAAAAACTACAGTTTATTGATTTGGCTAACGTACTTGCACACTCTAACACAGTGTTGCTACAGACAACAATGGGTGCGGTTGCACAGACAGATCAAGCGATCATTAATGCGGCACATGCTCGTGGTATGCAGGTACCTGATAAGCGTAACCATGAAGGTAACACACAAGCTGCTGGTGCATATGTTGCAACACCAGTAAAAGGTATGCATGAGTGGATCGCTAGTATGGACTTGAACAGTCTGTATCCCAGTATCCTACGTGCAGGTAACATGAGCACAGAAACTATTGTTGGACAAGTGAGACACAGTTTTACTCGTGAAATGCTCACACAGTTTAAAACAGTTTCAGAAGCATGGGAAGGTAAGTTTGCATGCCCAGAGTATGAACTTGTTATGGCTAAAGATCGAGAAACAATGTTGTTTGTTGATTTTGAGAATGGTGAGACACTGGAGGCAACAGGTGCTGAGATTTATGACTTGATATTCCTGAGCGGACAGCCCTGGATCTTTAGTGCTAACGGTACTATTTTCCGTCATGATGTTAAGGGCGTTATTCCTGGACTACTAGAACAGTGGTATGCAGAACGTAAAGAACTACAGAAAAAAGCAAAAGAGCAAAAAGGTGTAGATGATGAAAAGTTTGCGTTCTGGGATAAGCGACAACTGGTTAAAAAGATTAACTTGAACAGTTTGTATGGTGCGCTACTAAATCCTGGCTGTAGGTTCTTTGATCAGCGACTAGGACAGAGTACTACACTAACAGGACGCTGTATTGCACGTCACATGAGTGCAGAAGTTAATCGTGTGATTGAAGGCACATATGATCACACTGGCCCAAGCATTATATATGGTGATACTGACTCTGTTTACTTTAGTGCATATCCTATACTTAAAGAGCAAATTGAAAACGGTGATCTGGAATGGACACGTGATAAGATTACTGAATACTATGAAGCTGTATGTGAAGCGGCAAATGAAACATTTCCAACATATATGAATCAGGCACACAATTGTCCAAGTGAATTTGGTAGCATTATTGCTGCTGGTAGAGAGATTGTTGGCGTTGCTGGTATCTTTATTACTAAAAAGCGTTATGCTATCCTTGTATATGATAACGAAGGCTTCCGTGAAGATACTGATGGCAAGCCAGGTAAAATTAAAGCAATGGGCCTAGATCTCAAGCGTAGTGATACGCCAAAGTTTATGCAGGAATTTTTACACGAATTGCTTGTTATGACACTGACAGGTCGAGGTGAAAATGCTGTAATTGAACGCATTAAAGAGTTTAGAAAACCATTCCGTAATATGCCCAGTTGGGAAAAAGGTACACCCAAGCGGGTTAACAACCTAACCAATCACACTGCTATATATAACAAGACTGGTAAGTGTGGGGTAGGGCATGCAATGGCTGCAATTAATTACAATAGACTTCGCAAAATGAATAGCGATGCCTATAGTATGGAGATTACTGACGGTATGAAAACTATCGTTTGTAAACTAAAAGACAATCCGCTTAAAATGACAAGTATTGGTATTCCCACTGACGAAAAGCGTATACCAGACTGGTTTAAGGAACTGCCTTTTGATGACGAAGCAATGGAAGACGCAATTATTACAAAAAAGATTGAAAACCTTTTAGGTGTACTAAAGTGGGACTTGCGTAGTGCTCATGACAAGAACACGTTCAGTGACTTGTTTGAGTTTGGATAAGGGAGCAATAACATGACCAAACCTGATAAAATTGAAAGTCGTATTCAAAGCCTTTTGGCGAAGAAAAAAGATATTGACAATCGTATTGAAGTACTGTATGCTGAACGGGTAAATGATGAATATATTAACAATTTGAAAAAGCAAAAAGTCAAATTAAATGATGAAATCACAAACTTTAAAAAACAACTATCTAACCTTATAGGAGAAAATAATGGTTAAGAAGATCCGCCTAGTCGAAGAAGAAAAAGACGACGAAGCACTGGACGCAGGAGATGCAGCTAAGGCTGTTATTGAACTATTAAAAAGTATGGATTGGAAGCTGTGGGAAACATTGCAGACAATGCAGCGTCTTGAAAAAAATCTACGTGTAGTGTCAACTGAAGAAGAAACAGATGAAGAAGAAAAGTAAAATTTGGGTTACCTTTCAGAAAGAAGGCATCCACAAATATCCAGCAGCACTAGAAGATCCTAAACTTGCTACTGGCGATATGTATGATGTGAGTTTCCTTGGTTACCCACACAGACATATGTTTCATTTCAAAGTCGAGATTGAAGTATTTCATGACGATCGTGACATTGAATTTATCCAGTTTAAACGCTGGTTAGAGTCGTTGTATGGTGATGGTATTATACAACTTGATTACAAATCCTGTGAAATGATTGCAGATGATTTGTATGAACAAATTAGTGCTCGTTATCCAGGCCGTGAAGTAACTATCACTGTCAGTGAGGATGGCGAGAATGGCGCAACAATCAATTTTGAGGCATAAGATGGCTCGTAATAATTTTATCAACATTAATGATGTAAAATATGATTTGCTGAAAATTATTGCTCCGTGGGATGGTTTATTAGAAAAGTCACAAAGCGGACCAGTTTACAAATTATTTAATGCATATCTGTCAGACTTGCGTCGTGGCGGATACATCAAGGATTATGAAATTCATAGTAGTGACCGCGACAGCGCAATTACATATGATGTTTCAGTTAAGTTTAGTGCTGAGCGTAGCCCTAAAAAACTTAAAATCCACGTTGGTACATTTCAGTACCCCTGGATTTAATAAATCAACTTGGCGTTCTCTCTTCAGGGGACGTCTTTTTTATATGAAAAATATCAAAAAATGACCTATTTTATCAATGTTTTCTTGACTTGGTCTAAATATCATCATATAATAAAATCAATAACTTATAGGAGAGTCTAATGAAAGACATTATTGCAGATATCGTCAAGCACACAGCAGGTCTTGGCTTTATTGAAAATGTAAAGGTAACTGGTACATCAACAGACACAACACTGGATGCTATGGATCCAGATCGTACAGTTATCCTTAAAGCAAAACTACACAATGTTGAGCCTGACTTTACAGGCGAATTTGGTTTGGGTAACTTGGGGTTCCTAAGTGGTGTTAGTAAACTGCCAAACTATGCTGGTGATGATGCAACTGTAGAAGTTGTAAAGCGTGAGCGTAATGGTACTGAATCCCCAGATCACTTGTTGTTTAAAGATGCATCTGGTAACAATGACCGCTATCGCTTTATGAGCAAAGAGATCATTGATCAAACACTACAAACTGTAACATTTAAAGGTGTTGAATGGGACGTAACTTTTGAACCTACAAAGTCTAAAGTTGCTGAACTCACACAAGTTGCAAGCATTTATAGTGGTGTTGCGCCTAACTTTACAGTACGCACTGAAAACGGTGATTTGGTTATCACAGTAGGTGCAGATGATGGTAGTTTTACTGGTAAGCGTACATTTGCTAAAAATGTAAATGGCGAGCTTACTGAAGGCTATGCTTGGCCACTAGCACAAGTTTTGGGCATTCTAAAACTAGGAATGAGTGGCAGTTGTGTAATGCAGATCTCAAAGCGTGGTGCATTGCAGATTAGTGTTGATAGTGGAATTGGCAAATATGATTACATTCTTCCAGCACTAACAGTTTAAGGAAGAAATATGACAGCTACTAAAATTAATTTAACAGAACGTAATGAAGACTATGCAGTATTCCTGCCTAGTATTAGTACGTTCTACAACAACTATATTGCAAAACAGCGGGCCAATCCTAATGCAGTGCCCGCTGATCGTATTCCTGATGGATTTGAACAAGGTATTGAAGGTTGTAACTTCCTTAATCCAGACGCTTATTATAGTTATAAGTGGGGGCTGTATTCAGCAGGACACGCACAACTTAACTTGGATAAAGCCAATGTAGATGATGCAATGGTACAGGGCCGTGATCGCAATAACAGTTTTATGTTATGTGATAGTGGTGGTTTCCAGATTATTAAAGGCGTTATCCAGTGTGACTGGGCTAACTTTAAAACTGATGACACACTACGTCAGAAGATCCTGAACTGGTTGGAACATACAGGTGACTACAGTATGATCCTGGATATTCCAACACTAGCAGCAGATCCTACATTTACTGAGCGCACTGGTATTACAAGTTTTAATCAGTGTTTGGAGTTTACAGACTTTAACGTAGAGTGGTTTAAACGTAATCGTAAGTATCAG